ATGGTGAACGAGACGGACACGGTGGACGGCGAGGAGGACGCGGGCGAGCATTCGGCGCGCGCGGTGGTGTCGCCGCGCCGCCACCGCGCATGGAGCAAGACGGCCGAACGGATATTCCTGTCGGGTCTTGCGCACAGCGCCAACGTATCGGCATCGGCGCGCGCAGCGGGGCTGGCGACGAGCACGATCTATGCCCGGCGCGAGAGCCATCGCGCGTTTCGCGATGCATGGGCGGCGGCGCTTCACCAGGGTTATGCGGTGCTCGAGGCCGAGTTGCTCAGGCGCGCGATCGAAGGCGTCGAAAAGCCCGTCTGGCGCGGGGCGAAACAGGTCGGTTCGGTGCGCCAATATTCGGACGCGGTCGGGCTGGCACTGCTCAAGCGGCATGGCGAGGCGCACGACCGGATCGAGGCGGCGAGGGTGCGCGCATGCGAAGACGAGGCCGAGCTATGCGCGCGCTTCCTCGCACGGCTGCAGGAGATCCACGATCGCCTAACGGGTGGGGCATGATTGCGCAGCGGGTGCGGCGATGCAGCTGAACGGGGTGACGTTGCGCGGTGAAGCCGCGACGCGGTCGACCATCGAAGGCATCGCGATCCGCGGCGAGGCGCAACACAAGGTGTATGCCGACGCGCTCGGCCGCGACGGGATGCTGCGGCTGCTCAACCTGTGGGACTATAATGCCCGTCCCGAACAGATGGCACCCGACGGGGCATGGGCGACCTGGCTGATCATGGCGGGGCGCGGTTTCGGCAAGACGCGCGCGGGCGCCGAATGGGTTCGCGCGCTGGCCGAGCGGCGCGGCGCGTTCGGCCGGTCGAGCGACCTTCGCATCGCGCTGGTCGCGGCCAGCCTCGACGAGGCGCGCGCGGTGATGGTCGAAGGGCGCAGCGGCATATTGGGGATCGCCGCACCGGGCGAAGAACCGCGTTACGAACCGTCGCTTCGCCGCCTGAGCTGGCCGTCGGGCGCGACCGCAATGCTCTATTCGGCGGGCGAACCCGACAGCCTGCGCGGGGCCGAGTTTCACTATGCCTGGGCCGACGAGATCGGCAAATGGGCGGGCGGATGCGACGCCGAGGGGCGGTCGGGAGCCGAAGCGGCGTGGGACAACCTCAAGATGGCGCTGCGCCTGGGGCGCGATCCGCAGGCGGTCGCGACGACCACGCCGCGCCCGGTGGCGCTGATCCGGCGGCTGGTTGCCGAAGCGGCCAGAGGCGACGGGCGGACGATCGTGACGCGCGGCGCGAGCTGGGCGAACCGGGCCAATTTGCCGCCGACCTATCTTGCGGGGCTGGCGAGCGATTACGGCGGCACGCGGCTGGGGCGGCAGGAGCTGCTGGGCGAGCTGATCGAGGATGTCGAAGGCGCGTTATGGACGCGCGCGATGATCGAGAAGTGCCGAATTGGTTCAAATGTCATAATCGACATAACCCGTGTCGCCGTTGCGGTCGATCCGCCGGCGAGCGCGGGCGGTGATGCCTGCGGGATCGTTGCCGCCGCGCTGTTGCGCGACGGACGGATCGCGGTGATCGAGGATGCGAGCGTAGGCGGCCTGAGTCCCGAGGGATGGGCCAATGCGGTTGCGCTGTGCGCGGCGCGACACGGCGCCGACCGGGTGGTGGCCGAGGCGAACCAGGGCGGCGACATGGTGAAGTCGGTCCTGCAGGCGGTGCACGCGAACCTGCCGGTGCGGCTGGTCCATGCGAGCCGCGGCAAGGTGGCGCGCGCCGAGCCGGTATCGGCGCTCTATGAAACCGGACGCGTCGTCCATGTCGGCGGCTTTGCCGAGCTCGAGGACCAATTGTGCGGGATGCTGATCGCGGGCGGCTATGCCGGGCCGGGCCGTTCGCCCGATCGCGCCGACGCGCTCGTCTGGGCGGTCAGCGAGCTGGCCGGGAACGGGAGAGGCGAGGCGCGCGTGCGGCCGCTATGACCGCGCACCGCGATTGTTGGATTAATCGTCTATCGCAAGGGCTTGTTTGCCAGTAATTGTCGCAAGGCCGCTTTCCCAGCGGCGCAGATGCGACGGACTGGCGGATAACGATGACGACGACAAATGACACCGCGACCAACGCGACGACGCGTGCCGATACGCTGGGTGACGGCAGCTTCGCGCGGCGGCTCGGCGAGGTCGGCGCGTTGCAGCAAGGCGGCGACGCGTTCCGCGCGCTCGCCGATTCGGTGCCGCAGATGGTCTGGTCGACGCTGGCCGACGGGCATCACGATTATTACAATGCGCGCTGGTACGAGTTTACCGGTGCGCCGATGGATTCGACCGACGGCGAAGGCTGGGCCGGGATGTTCCACGAGGACGACCAGCCCGAAGCGTGGAAACGCTGGACCCACAGCCTGGCGACGGGCGAGCCCTATGAAGTCGAGTATCGCCTGCGCCACCATAGCGGCGGTTATCGCTGGGTGCTCGGCCGGGCATCGCCGATCGTCGATGCCGACGGCACGATCCTGCGCTGGATGGGGACGTGCACCGATATCGACGAGGCCAAGGCGATATCGCAGCACAACGATGTGTTGAGCCGCGAGCTGAGCCACCGGATCAAGAACATCTTTGCGGTGATATCGGGGCTGATCGGGATGACTGCACGATCGAACACCGAATTTCGCGCCCCTGCGCGCGACCTGCAGAGCCGCATCGCGGCGCTCGGCCGGGCGCACGAGTTCGTCCGGCCGCACAGCGAGTTTTCGCGGCCCGAGATGGTCGCGGTGACGCTGCATGGGATGCTCAGGGAGATTTTCGCTGCCTATCCCGCGTTCATCGAGGGGCGGCTGAGCATCGACGGCGACGATTTCGAGATCAGCGACCGCGGCGCGACGCCGATCTCTCTGGTGTTCCACGAGCTGGCGACCAACTCGATGAAATATGGCGCGCTGTCGAACGACGACGGACGCGTCGCGATTACCGTCGCGAGCGTCGGCGACGAGGTGGTGTGTGAGTGGACCGAGAGCGACGGGCCGCCGATCGAACAGGCGCCGAGCCACGAAGGCTTCGGATCGAAGCTGACCGAGCTGGCGGTCAGGCAGCAGCTCGGCGGGAGTTTCGACCGCGAATGGCCGCGCGAGGGGCTGCACATGACGATCCGCGCCAAGCGGGTGCGCCTGACGACCTAGCCGATCCGGTCGCCGCAGGGCGATGGCGCGACGACGAAAAAAAGCGTATGGCAGCGCCTGTGGGCGGTGACACGGGAGGATGGCATGAAAGCTTATCCTGACGCTGGTGTGACGTGGCTTCTGACATGTTTTTTTACCGGACTGGTGCTGATCGGCATGACGCCGGCCGCCGCCGCCCAGTCGATTGGGCCATTCATGATCGATGGCTGGAAAGTCGATTACGATAGCGACCGGTGCTTCATGGTGCGCGCCACCGGCGACGGCCAGCAGGGCATCGAGTTCCAACTGCTCGAGGACGGCAGCGATCGCATGCTGTTCATGCGGCGGGGATGGCCGCTGCGGACCGGGTCGACCCCGGCGCATGTCACGATCGGCGGGCAGGCAACGACATCGAGCGCAAACCTGTCGCAATCCGAGGGCGAGCTGCTGGTCAGCGTGCCGATCGCCGACAGCGTGATCGAGGGCCTAGCGAACCGGACTGTGATCGGGCTCGAGCTGCCCGAGCTCGGCGTGGCGGCGGATTTCGACGTCGGGACGATCGCGGAGGCGCGCGAAAACATGTACGAATGCGCGATGGTCCTGCTCTAGCGCGGCGCGATGCCGCACGATGGCTGCGGCCGGCGCAAAGTGCTATGATCTGGCCGAGCGGATACGGGAGAACGGGCATGCGTATGACGCAGATCCTGATCGCCGCGATGGTGCTTGCCACCCCTGTCGCGACCGACGCGCAGGAGGGCTGGGGGCAGATCAGCTTTGAAAACCGGACAACGGCCGCCGCCGATTTCTATGTCGACGGCGATTATGGATGCCGTGCGCTGGCGGGACTTTTCTGCACGGTCCAGGCGCGGGTCGGCGTGCATACACTGTCGATCCAGACGGTTGACGGGCGTTCGGCGTCGCAGCCCGGCGCGGAAGTGGTCCAGGGCGGTGTGTTTACCTGGACGGTGTCGGAAGGATAAGGTCCAGACCAGCCTGCGGTAAGGACGAAGCCAGCCCGAAGCGGGCCGGCGCGGCGGATCAGGCGGCGTGGGCGAAGGCGACGAAGCCTGGCGGCGGGGTCGGGGTCGGGGACGAATCGCGGCGCAGCGCATAATCGAGCACCTGGTCGATCAGGCGGACGTCGGCAGGCTTGGTCACGACACCGAGCGTGCCGGGAATGCCGCCGCCGAGCTGGGCCGGGTTGGCGGTCACGAAGATCACCTTGATACCGTATTCGCGCGAGAGGAGTTCACCGATCATCGGGCCGGTCGCGCCGTCGCACAGGTTGACGTCGACGAGTGCGATATCGATGTCGGGCGATGCCAGCTGCATTGCCGAAGCGGTGTCGTCAGCGATTCCGGCGCAGACATAGCCGCCGTCTTCGATGGTTTCACAGATATCGGCGGCGACGAAACATTCGTCTTCGACGATCAGGACACGGACAGGCACAACGAACTCCTTCGACGAGGTTTGGCGTGGTTACTTGGACCTAAACAACTTACATCAGTGATGATAGTTCCCTTTTGAGTCATTTTTTCAAGGGGTCGCGCCAAGCGGTGCGGCACCCTAGCGTGGCAGCGGTGCGGACAGAGGAGCGAAGATGGTGATCCAGGCTATTCCCCGGACAAGCGCGGTGCGCCGATCATGCTGACCGATGCGACGATGCTGGCAATCGCGCAAATGGTCGCCAAAGGCTTCGAATTCGCCGGGATCGCGGTGATCGTGATCGGCACGCTGATCGCCTTTGCCAAGGCGGGCGCGATGGTCGCGCGCGGGCTGGGTGATGGCGGCGCGGCGGGCGAGCGCGATGTCGTGCCGGCGTTCCGCAAGACGCTGGGGCGGTCGATCCTGACCGGGCTCGAATTGCTGGTGGCGGCCGACATCATCCGCACGGTGGCGGTCGAGCCGACGCTGCAGAGCGTCCTCGTGCTCGGGCTGATCGTGCTGATCCGGACGTTTTTGAGCTTCAGTCTCGAGGTCGAGATCGACGGGCGGTGGCCGTGGCAGGGGAAGCGGGAGTGAGGGCCGATATAGCGAGCGATTGCTGCGAGCCTTGAATGGCAGCTAATGGGTGGGAAGTGGACATTGCCGAGCAGTTGAAACTCTGCGACTAACGAGCAATGAGTAAGCTCGTTGAAACCGGCATCAGCTTGATTTGCGCGACTATAGTCGCGACAGCACTGACTACTGGCATTGTTTCTATCGCAGCTAGTATCGACGATCTCATCTGGCTGCTGGAAAATGGACAAAGCATCTCCCATTGGCCGCTAGACCTAATTTTCTCTGTGATCGGCACGGCTGCTCTAGCCGTGTTTTTTGGGTTTATCGGCGCCGCTCTCTTTCTCTCAATCGCCCTTTTCCCATTGATTAGAAAGGGCTCCCAAACATTAATGATCGTCGCGGGCGGTCTCGCTGGTTTCGCCCATTCAATAGTCGGGTGGGGATTACGCATCGCAGACAATTACGTCGGGCCGCTCAATCCATTCGCGGACATAATACGGGCGTTGGGCACGTGGGGCGGTTTCATAATGACCGACTCGGGTCGTCAGATTGTGGCAATTGCAACGGTGCCCGCCTCCGTCATAGCGGGCTGTGTCGCTGGGCTAACGTTCTTTCGCGTCTTGAAAGGTCGGCCCCATCATGAACCATAATGTCCGCAACTGGGTCGTTAACGGTCATTGCCATTCAGGCTGTTAGGGCACCTTTTTCAAGAGCGCAGAGTCCGGGCGGCCCCCTCTCCAATTAAGGCGGAAGCGTCCAGGCGCATACCCCTCACCCAGCTTCGACTAGGCAGACAAGCTGCCAAGTCTGCGCAACCCTCTCCCACAAGGGGAGAGGGATTTTTTCTGCGGAGCATGACATGAAACTATTCGGCTGGAAGGCTGCGCGCGAGGCTGCGCGGCCGGTTTTGGCGCGGGCGGGTTACGCGGGCGGAATCTCGCGGATCGGGCTGGGCGTGATCGGTGGCGCACAGGCGCAGGGCGCGTTCCCGCAGGGATATGAGGCGCAGCTGCGCGAGGGCTATCTCGCCAATGCGGTGGCGCAGCGCGCGGTGCGCGTGGTGGCCGATGCTGTGGCGGGGGTGCCGGTGACGGTGGTGGGGGCTCACACTGCCCCCTCTCCAACTTCGCCTAGGCCTGGCGGCCAAGGCTTCGTATCCTCTCCCCCTGAAGAGGGAGAGGAGAATGCGGCGCGTCTCCTTGGCCTGGTGCGGGCGTCGAGTGGCGGGCAGTCGTTGCTCGAGACTTTGGCGGTGCATCTGTTGTTGCATGGCAATGGCTATGTGCAGCTGCTCGATGACGGTGCGGGCGGGGTGAGCGAGCTTTATGCGCTGCGGCCCGATCGGGTGTCGGTCGAGGCTGACGCGAGAGGCTGGCCGGTCGCGTATCTCTATCGTGTCGGCCAGTCGGTGACGCGGCTGGAGGCGGAGGGCGGGCCGGGGCACCCGCGGATCGTGCATATCCGGCTGACACATCCGATCGACGACCATTACGGGCTCGGCTGCCTGGGGGCGGCGTCGGGGGCGATCGCGATCCACAATGCGGCGGCGCACTGGAACAAGGCGTTGTTGGACAATGCGGCGCGGCCGTCGGGCGCGCTGGTGTTCGACGCGGGCGACGGCAGCGCGCTGTCGGCCGACCAGTTCGCGCGGCTCAAGGCCGAGATGGAGGCGGGGTTCGCGGGGGCGGGCAATGCGGGGCGGCCGATGCTGCTCGAGGGCGGATTGAAATGGCAGGCGATGAGCCTGACGCCGGCCGACATGGATTTCATCGAGTTGAAGCACCAGGCGGCGCGCGAGATCGCGCTGGCGTTCGGGGTGCCGCCGATGCTGATCGGGCTGCCCGGGGATGCGACCTACGCCAATTATCGCGAGGCGTCGAAAGCGCTGTGGCGCCAGACGGTGCTGCCGCTCGCGGGGAAGATCCTGGGCGCGCTGGGGCAGGCGCTAGGCGGCGAACTGGTCGTCGATCTCGACAAGGTCCCGGCGCTCTCCGAGGACCGCGAGCGGCTCTGGGGGCAGGTCGCGGGGGCGGAGTTCCTGACGCGCGCCGAGAAGCGGGCGATGCTGGGGCTGGGGTGAAGGTTTTGCGGTGAGGTGGGCGCGTCACGCGCCCCTCTCCCACTGCGACTAGGCAGCAAGCTGCCAAGTCTGCGTTGCCCTCTCCCCTGAAGGGGCGAGGGAAGGAGGTTTTATGGATCGGGCAGGGGTGTTGGCGGCGCTGGTCGCGCAGGCCGAGCGGCCGCCCAATTCGGCGGTACAGGACATGGTCACGCTGCGCGCGGTGATCGAGGAGGCGAGCGAGATGGGGGCGCAGCGCGCGCTTAAAAGTATCGGTTTGAGTGATGCCGATGCCGGCGAGGATATCGAGGAACTGCGCGAGCTGCTCGGGGCATGGCGCGCGGCGAAGAAGAGCGCGGTGAAGTCGGCGATCGGCTGGGTCCTGCACGGGCTGCTCGCGCTGTTGCTCGTCGGGCTGGCGGTGCGGTTCGGGCTGGGGGATCTGGTGTGAGGCTTTTGTGTCCGGCAAGCGGCCCCTCCACCAACTTCGGTGGTCCCCCTCCCCCCGCTTCGCGCGGGGAGGATTTATGAGGTTTGCCGGCTATGCGGCGGTGTTCGGGGTGGCCGATCGCGGCGGCGACGTGGTGCGCGCGGGGGCGTTTCAGACGGCCCTTCGACAGGCTCAGGGTGAGCGCGGTTTGAACATCCCGCTGTTGTGGCAGCATCGCGGCGATGTGCCGGTGGGCGAGGTGGAGTATCTCGCCGAGGATGCGCGGGGCTTGCGCGTGATCGGGCGGCTGGCGGAAACCGCGGCGGGAGCCGAGGCGGCGCGCGCGCTCAGGTCGGGGCGGATCGACGGGCTGTCGTTCGGATACCGGGTGAAGGACGCGCGGGCCGGACAGGCGCGAACGCGCGAACTGGTCGCGCTCGAGCTGGTCGAGGTGAGTTTGGTCAGCGTGCCGATGCAGCGACTGGCGCGGGTGCACACGCTGGGTCCCTGAAAGTGGTACTTTCAGGGAGGTAATCGGCGAAGATTGAACGTGGCTGCGCGGCCGCTTTCCGGGGGACCGGAAGGCGGCCTTTTTTATGGAATTTTTGCAAGGAGATGGTGCGATGAGCGATCAGGTGGTGGAGACGGCAGCGGACAGCGGGGCGGGCGATCCGCTGGTGGCGAGTTTCGATGCGTTTGCGGGCGCGGCGGGCGAGGGCGGCGCGTTGGGTGAGCGGCCGATGCTCGAGGGGGTCAAGGCGCATGCCCCGGCGCGCAGTGCGTTTACCGAGCGCTATCTGCGCAAGGGGATCGACGCGGGGTTCGAGATGAAGGCGCTGACGTCGCTGACCGGGCCCGAGGGCGGCTATGCGGTGCCGCAGGAGATCGACGCGAAGATCGATGCGATCCTCAAGGACATCTCGCCGATCCGCAGCCTTGCCAACGTCGTCGCGACGGGGACGAGCGGGTATCGCAAGCTCGTCGCAACGGGCGGGATGGCGTCGGGCTGGGTCGCCGAGACTGCCGGGCGGGCCGAGACCGCGACGCCCGATTTCGCCGAGATCGCGCCGCCGATGGGCGAGCTGTACGCCAATCCGGCGGCATCGCAGGCAATGCTCGACGACGCGATGTTCGACGTCGAGGACTGGCTGGCGGGCGAGATCGCGCGCGAGTTCGCCGCCGCCGAGGGGGCGGCGTTCGTCGCCGGATCGGGGATCGGCCGGCCCAAGGGTTTCCTTACGTACCCGACCGCCGACGAGGGCGATGCGACGCGCGCCTTCGGCACGATCGAGCATCTCGCGACGGGGGTCGATGGCGATTTCGGCAGCGGGGCGGACGACCTGATCGACCTCGTCCAGTCGTTGCGCGCGCCGTACCGCCAGGGCGCTGCGTTCGTGATGAATGCGGCGAGCCTCGGCGTCATTCGCAAGCTCAAGACCGCAGACGGTGCGTTCCTGTTCCAGCCGAGCCTTGCCGAAGGGCGGCCCGACACGCTGCTCGGCTATCGCATCGTCGAGGCCGAGGAGATGCCCGATATCGGTTCGGATAGCCTGTCGATCGCGTTCGGCAATTTCGAGGCAGGCTATATCGTCGCCGACCGCGGCGAGACCGCGATCCTGCGCGATCCGTTCACCAACAAGCCGTTCGTGCATTTCTATGCGACCAAGCGCGTCGGCGGCGCGGTGACCAACAGCGAGGCGATCAAGCTGCTCAAGTTCGGGCTGGCGTAAGAACTGCCCCACCCCAGCCCCTCCCCTGAAGGGGAGGGGCTAAGACCCGGCGCGTTCGGTCCCCTCGGGCGCGCCGGGTCTTCCTATCTTTCAGATTTGGCAGGTGAAGCATGAGCGAGCTGATTTTCGCCGATGCGGTGCCCCTCTTGCGGGGCGTGGCGCGATGAGCGGGGCGAGCGAGACGCGTGCGCTCGAGCCGGGTGCGCCCGCGCTGACGCTCGACGAGGCGAGGGACTGGCTGCGCATCACGACGCCGCACGACGACGCGGTGATCGCCGCGCTGGTTCGCGCGGCAAGCGACATGTGCGAGGCGTTCATCGGCCAGTACCTGGTCGAGCGTGTGTGCCGCAGCGTGGTGGCCGCCGACGGGCGCTGGCAAAGGCTTGGCGCGGCGCCGGTGCGGTCGATCACCGCGGCCGAGGCGATCGCGCGCGATGGCACGGCAAGTGCGCTGACCGACGACGCGTTCGAACGCGACATTGCCGCCGATGGCGAGGGCTGGGTGCGCTTTGCCGGCGGTGCGGCGGTGCGGCTGAGCGTCGACTATCGCGCGGGTCTCGCGGTCGAGGCGAGCGGCCTGCCCGAGGCGCTGCGCCAGGGGCTGCTGAGGTTCGTCGCGCATCTTTATGGCACGCGCGACGGCGGCGAAAGCGCACCGCCGGCGGCGGTGATCGCGCTGTGGCGGCCGTGGCGGCGGATGCGACTGTGACCCTTCGACAGGCTCAGGGTGAGCGGAAAAATGAACTGGACGAAGCGAAGCTGGCGCGGCGCGCGCAAGCGGCGGGCGATGCCGCGGCGCGGCGCGCGATCGATCGCATCGCGGCGGCGATCGGGGCAGACTATCCCGCGCTGACGATCGAACGCGAGATCGCGGCGCTGCGCGTATCGGGCGCGGCGCTGCGCGGGCTGGCGCGGCGCGACGTGCGGTTGCGGCTGCCCGAGCTGTGGCTCGACGGGGAAGGAGGCGCGCGATGAGCGAGGGGATCGAGGCAGCGCTGCGCGCCGCGATCATTGCTGCGCTGAACGACGACGCTGCGTTGGGCGCGGCGATCAACGGCGTGTTCGAACCCGGCGCGGCGGGTCCGCATGCGCCGTATGTCGAGGTCGGTGCGATGACCGCGCGCGACTGGGGCACCAAGGATCGCGACGGGCGCGAGATCGTCGCGACGCTGCGGGTCCACGATGCCGCGCGCGAAGGCGAGGGCGTCAGCGCGCTGGCGGCGCTGGTCGCGGCGGCGATCGCCGCGATGCCGCGCGTCGGGACGGGATATGCGATCGGCAGCCTGCGGCTGCGACAGTGCGCGATTGCGCGGGCGACGAGCGGCGAGTGGATCGCGACAATGGATTTCAGGGTGCGCGCGCTGGCGGGCTGATTGAAGAGGCTCAAGGGACCGATACGGTCCGACCCGGTTACTCGGTCGGCATTTCCTTGTTGTCGAAATAGTCCTGGTAATCGTCTTCGAATTTCTCGCGCCAATAGCTGATCTCGTCGTCGGCAACCTCGTTGGCGTCGGCTTTCGAGCTGCCGCGCTTGAGATCGGCGGAGACCATTGCGGTGCGATAATTGCCTTCTTCGGCGGTGCATTTGGCGCCGAAACCGGTGCGGAACGCGTCGGGTTCGACCTTTTCCTTGAGCCCGGCGATGAGCTCTTTCTTGAGGCATGCGGCGAAGCGGTCGCGGGTCGCTGGAACCGACGCCCCGGCCTGCGCCGCGGCGAGCATCAGAAGGATAGGCGAGATGACCATGTCCACTCCCTTCGTCCCGGTTTGCCCGGGTTTTTATCAGCATCGAGGAGAATAGCAGATGGGTATCGAGAGCGGTAGTGCCTTCCTGTTGAAGGTCGGCGATGGCGGGGTGCCGCTAGCCTATGCGACGATCGCGGGGCTGCGCACGACGCAGCTCAGCATCAACGGCGAGGGCGTCAACGTGACGACCAAGGATTCGGGCGGCTGGCGCGAATTGCTGTCAGGTGCCGGGGTGCGATCGGTCAGCGTGTCGGGCGCGGGGATCTTCACCGGCTCGGCCGCTGAGGGACGGATCAAGGGCAACGCGCTGGCGGGCGTGATCGACGATTACGAACTGAGCTTCGAAGGCGGCGAGCGGATGCAGGGGCGCTTCCTGATCACGCGGCTCGATTATGCCGGCGATTACAATGGCGAGCGCAATTACACGCTGAGCCTGGAGAGTAGCGGTGCGGTGGCGAGTTTATGAGCGGGGGTGGGGATACCCCTGGACCGGCAGAGACCCCTCCACCCCTCGCCTGCGGCGAGCGGTCCCCCTCCCCCCGCTGCGCGCGGGGAGGAGACAAAGTGGCCAATGCTGCGCGGGGAGAGGCGGCGTTTGCGGTGGCAGGGGTGTGCTATGTGCTGCGGCCGAGTTTCGCGGCGCTGGTCGCGGCCGAAGCCGAGCTGGGGCCGCTGTTCGCGCTGGTCGAGCGCGCGGCGGCGGGCGGGCTGACGCTGGCCGAGACCGCGGCACTGATCTGGCATTGCATTGATGCGCGCCCCGCTGGGCTGAGCCGTGAGGACGTCGGCGAGGAAATTGCGACGCGCGGGCTGGCGGCGACGACGCCTGCGGTGGGGGCGATATTGTCGCAGATATTGCAGGGGCGGTGAGGGTGGTTTGCGGGCCGGGCGATAGCGCCGTCACCCTCATCCAGCTTCGTCTAGGCTCGTTCCTCGCCAAGACTGCACATCCTTCCCCCATCAAGGGGGAAGGAGGGACACGCAATGGCGGTTGAGTTCGCCGCCACTGCGGCCCGGTTGGCGGGGGCGGCGGGCTGGCTATTGCACTGGTGTCCCGACAATTTCTGGGCGGCGACGCCGGCCGAGCTGGCGGCGGTACTGCGCGCGGCGGCGGGCGAAGACGGCGAAGCCGCGGTGACGCGCGCGGACCTGACGGCAATGCAGGAGCGGTTTCCCGATGGGTGATGAGATCGAGACTTTGGTGATCGGTGTGCGCGCCGACACCGCGGGATTTTCGCGCGATGTCGCCAAGATGCGCGCCGAGCTCGAAGGGCCGCTGGCGCACGGGCTCGACCGCGCCGGACGCGCGCTCGAGGGCGCGCTGACGCGCGCGATCACGCGCGGCACGTTCGGCTTCGAGGATCTGCGCCGGGTCGCCCTGTCGGTGATCGCCGATATTGCGCGCCAGGCGGTGTCGGCGGGGCTCGATGCGCTGGTCGGCGGCAAGGGTGGCAGCGGGGCGGGGCAAGCCGTCGGCAGCCTGCTGGGTGCGCTGCTCGGCCTGCCCGGGCGCGCGACGGGCGGGCCGGTGTCGGGCGGGCGCGGCTATATCGTCGGCGAGCGCGGACCCGAGATTTTCGTGCCGACAGCGGCGGGGCGGATCGAGGGCGGCGGCCTGGCGACCGGCGCGCGCGATATCCGGATCACGGTTAACGTGCAGGGCGGCCGCGATGCGAGCCCCGAACGGATGGCGCGATCGGGGCGGCAGATTGCCCGCGCGGTAAGGTCTGCGCTGGTCGAGGCGGGGTGAGGCTGGTCCCAGACGCGCCCCTCTCCATTGCGCTAGGCAGCAAGCTGCCAAGCTCCATTGCCTCTCCCCTGAAGGGGAGAGGGTGATTGGGAGAACACGATGCCTTATACCCTCGTGCCGCGGGCGGATGCGGTGGCGGAGCCGGTTGATACGACCTGGCTCAAGCGGTTCGATCCGGCGTACTGGACAGTCGATTTTCCGCGCCCGATGATGGCGTCGGCGACGTGCGGCGATGCGCATACGCTGCGGATCGATGCGGTGTTCTACAACAAGCAGGACCTCGCCGGGATCATCTGGGAGGCGGCCGATCGCTGGTCGCATCCGAGCCACGCCTACGAGACCGCGCGCGATTTCCGGCGCTGCACGCTCTCGTTTCGCTGGCGATCGGGCGGCGTCAAGCCGCTCGATGCGCTGCACGGGCCGACGCTGACGATCGAGGGGCGCGACGCCGGCGGGGCCCCGCGCGCATGGTATGTCCGGCTATGGAACTATGCGAGCGGTTCGCCCGAGGACGCGGAGATCACGATCGATTTCGCCGCGCTCGACGGCGGGTTCCTGCTGCCGGGCGAAGCCGATCCGGTCTGGGCGGGCGACATCGACCGGATGTTCATCTCGCTGGTGCCGCCCGAATATGACGGCAGCGCTGGCGCGCTGGCGGGGGGCGAGACCGGCTGGGCCGAGCTGAGCGCGGTCGCCTGCGACGGATCGGGATCGGTGCTGCGCCGCGGCGATGCGATGATCGCGCCGCACGGCCTCGCCATGGCGACGGGATACGACGACCTCTACAACCAGACGCCCGAGCGCGTCGTCGCCGCCATCACCGCGCTCGGCTATCGCGGCGACATCGTCCATTATGTCGGCATGAGCCATTATTTCGTGCTGGCGAGTGATGGCCTGATCGATTCTGGCGAGACGCTGAACGCGCCGTGCCGCGCGTGGCACGAGGGCTTTGCCGCGGCGGCCGCACGGCACGGCCTCGGCATCATCTGGTCGCTGAGCTACGAACTGTTCGACGCGCATTGCAAGGCCGGGTGGAAGCAGCTCGCGCCCGACGGATCGCCCGCGCTGACCGGATGGGAGCCGCCGTCGACGCTGCTCAGCCCCGCGCATCCCGGTGCGATGGCCTACCTGCGCGGCGTCGCGTGCGCGTTCGTCGCGATCGGCGTCGATGCCGGGCTGGCGGCGAAGTTCCAGGTCGGAGCCCTGGTGGTGGATCACCCCCGAGCGGCAGATCTGCCTGTACGATGCAAGAACGACGGTCACGCTCGGCGCGCTGTCGGTGCCGATCGACAGCATCGACGGGCCCAAGGACGCCGACCAGATCGCGATGCTCGATGCGGCCGGCGCGCTGCTTGGCGCATCGACGCAGGCAATGTGCGATGCGGTGCGCGCCGACCATCCCGATGTCGTGACGCATTTGCTGACCTATTTGCCCACCGTGCTCGACCGCGCGGCGCCCGAGGCCAAGCGCGCCAACGTGCCGCTGGCCTGGGCGGATCCGGCGTTCGATGTGCTCCAGCTCGAGGATTACGACTGGGTGACCGCAGGACGCGTTAGCGAGAGCGCGCGCGGCGTAGCGGCGATCGAGGCGCGGCTGGGTTATCCGGCCGAGCGCCAGCATTATTTTTCGGGCTTCGTGCCGAGCGGCGAAGACAGCGAGCAATGGGCGAGGATCGACGCGGCGGCCGAGGTGGCGCGCGGGCGCGGGGTGGCGGCGACGTACGTCTGGGCGCTGCCGCAGGTCGCGCGCGACGGCTTCACGCATTTCGCGACGGGGCAAGAGGAGGGCGAGGAGATGCAGGTTTTCGACGAGGTCGATTTCCCGATCGCGATCGGCCGCGCGGCCGAGGTGGTGACAGAGTTTTCGGCCGACGTGATCGAGACCGGATCGGGGCACGAACAGCGCGTGCTCCACTGGGCCGACGCGCGGATGCGCTACGATGTCGGGGCGGGGCTGCGCTCGGAAGCCGACGTCGTCGCGCTGGTGGAATTCTTTCGTGCGCGGCGCGGGCCGGTGCGCGGATTCCGCTTTCGCGATCCGTTCGATCATCACGGCAGCGATGAGGCGATCGGGACCGGCGACGGGGTCGTGACGCGCTTTGGCCTGGCGCGGCGTTATGGCGCGGGCGACGAGGCACAGGTGCGGCGGATCACGCGGCCGGTTGCGGGCAGCGTGCGGGTGTTCGTTGACGGAGCCGAAGTGGCGGACGGTTGGGCACTCGAGGACGGTGGCTGGATCGCGTTCGACGAGGCGCCCGCGATGGGTGCGGCGCTGTCGGCCAGTTTCGATTTCGACGTGCCGGTGCGCTTTGCCGAACAGCGCCTGGGGGTAAGCCGCGCGACCTTCCTCGCGGGCGAGCTGGCGAGCGTGCCGCTGGTCGAGGTGGGGGAATGCTGATCTCTGCGCATGACCCCTCCACCATGCTGCGCATGGTCCCTCTCCCCATTTATATGGGGAGGGATGGGATATGATCGAGTGGCTGTCGCGCGAAGTGGTGACGCTGGCGTGGACGTGGAGGCTGGCGCGGCGCGACGGGGCGGTGCTGGGGTTCACGACGCACGATTGCGACCTGGTCAGGGGCGGCGTGCTTTATCGCGCGGCGCCGGGGATCATGCCGTCGGCGGTGCGGCTGAGCGCGAAGCTCGATGCCACGACAATGGATGTCGGCGGGGCGATCAGCGATGCGGCGATCACTGCCGCCGATCTCGACGCGGGACGCTGGGACGGCGCGCTGGTGACGCTCGGCGCGCTCGACTGGAGCGATCCGGGTGCGCTGCCGATCGTGATCGCGGCCGGGTCATTGGGCGCGGTGCGGCGCGAGGGGGCCGCGTTCACCGCCGAGCTGGCGGGGTTCGAGGCGCGGTTGGGCGATGCGGTCGTGCCCGCGACCTCGCCGCGCTGCCGCGCGATTTTGGGTGACAAGGCGTGCCGCGTCGACCTGGCGGGTCGGCGCTGGATGACGCAGGCGGTGGCGATCGACGGGGCGCTGGTGACGCTCGCCGAGGGATTTGCCGTCGGGCGCTTTGCGCGCGGGCGGCTGCGCTGGCGCGACGGGCCGTGCGCGGGACTGAGCGAGGCGATATTGGGCGACGACGGGGCGCGGGTCGAGCTGCCGGCGGTGCCGATCGCCGCAATGACACTGCCGCTCGCGGTCGAGCTGACCGAGGGCTGCGACGGTGCGCTGGCGACGTGCAGCGGGCGGTTCGGCAATGCGGCGAATTTTCGCGGCGAGCCTTATCTGCCGGGGAACGACCTGCTGACGCGCTATCCCGGTGGATGAGCGTGGCACGCGGATCTTTGCCGAGGCGCAGGGCCTCGTCGGCTGCCGCTTTCGTTTGCACGGGCGCGATCCCGCGCTCGGGCTCGACTGTGTCGGGGTGGCGTGGGTCGCGGCGCGGCGCGCGGGGGCGGTGGTGGAAGTGCCCGATCGCTATGCGCTGATCGGCGGCAGAAGCGAGGCGTGGAATGCGGCGCTGGCGCGGTGCGGGCTTGTCCGCGTTGCCAAGGTCGCGATTGGTGACATCGTCCTGATCGATTGCGGGCGGCGGCAGTTCCATCTCGCCGTCGCGGGAGCGGCGAGCGCGGTCCATGCGCATCGCGGGCTGGGACGCGTCGTCGAGACGCCGGGACTGCCCGACGGCGCGGTCGCCGGGGTGTGGCGGGTGGCGGAGCGGTTGTTCGCCGATGCGGATGACCGATCGCGGTTCGTCATCTTGCGTCGGCGCAGGACGCGCGTCGGGATAGGCCCCAGCCTGCGCCGGGAGGCATAG